TGGTACCCCCCCTGTTTGCTCTTTCTTTCGAAAGTGCAAGGAGCCCTGATCGGGCTTGTCTGCGTGGTAGGCGCTTTCCTATCATTTGCTGTAGGAGTTTGCCGGTGGGTACGAATTTTGATAGTACACAAACGTATCTCCAGACTGATGTCTGGAAGTACACTAATGGGCTATCGGATACGTACACTATGGGAGTTCCTGCAGTGCACTATGTGCACTGCTCTCCCACTATTAAAACACCACAATGGCGTGAGCGGAGGCGGAAGAACCCAGTTTGGGTTCCGCCTACCCCTTACACCCGTGCAAGCTATGAGCAGACCTTCATTGCCGGAGAAAGTATTCAACGGTATAATGATGGTACGATCCGTACTATTACGGGTCCTCAGTACGGTGCGTTTATGAGTGAAGATCCACAGAATCCCGTCGCTAATAACGTCGGGAGATATATGGATATCGCTCAAAACCGTGCTTTGGGCAAACTTAGCGAGTTAAAGGTAAATTGGGGTGAGGCTTTTGCCACACGTGCCCAAACCTGTGACCTTGTCGGGGATAACATCCTCGGCATTGCTAAGATTGCTTTGCTCATCCGAAGGGGTCAATGGGATAAGCTCCATCGACTTATCGGGAAACCAGGGCGTCGTGGTCGTAAGACCATACGTACCTTTCTCGACCTTTGGCTTCAGTACCAGTACGGGTGGTATCCACTCGTATCCGATATTTACTCGTTAGCTGATATCCAGAACGCTCGTGATAATGAAAATCAACATTCATATCACTTCAACGTTCGGGGTTACTACGTAGAGGAGATAAAAGCCAATACGTTTGGCCCCAAGGATACGCTACTGAACGCTCACATGAAGAAGTATACTTATGTGAAGGCCAGGAGTAAACTTTGGTACGAATTGGGTACAGCGAGTGACGAGTTTGGTCGTAGTCTAGACCAGCTCGGTATTCGCAACCCAGCCTTGCTGGCGTGGGAGCTATTGCCATACAGCTTCGTTATCGATTGGGTATTTCCGATTGGTAGCTGGCTGGAAAGCTTCTCGGCGCAGAACGGTCTCAAGTTCCTTAGTGGAACTCGTTCTGTTAGCTGGGTACACTCTCGCGATTATGAGGAGTCTGCGCGATCACCTGTAGGGCTGAACGGTGTGGGACTTAGACAGTTCCGTCACCATGAGTCGAATGTCCAGGAGTATTACAACCGGGACACCGTCTCAAGTCCGTCCTATAAGGTGTTTGCAAAGAATCCTTTTACCCCAACCCACATGCTTAATGCAATTGCATTGCTTAAGAATGTGCTTCTGCGTTAACGACCGGTGGACCGTTCGTCTACCAACTTTACATGGACATATTCATGCCCAGTAACGCATCGCTCGTCCTCGCGGACGGGCAAGGTACTCCTACTAACCATACCTTCGTGCCGACCCCGTTGGGGCCGAACGCGATGTCCTGGGTCGACAAGAGCGGAGCATTCCCGGCGGCATACAACCGCGTGACTGCTACGTTTAAGGCGCCCCAGAATGGTAGTAAGATGTACAGGGAGACCCTCAAGATCGAGGTTCCCACGGGGAGCATCGTGAATGGTATCGCAACGGTTGATAACGTTGCGGTTGCCATCTGCGAGTTCACCCTGCCTGAAACCGGCACGCTGCAGAGCCGAAAGGATCTGAAGGCGTATCTCAAGAACGCTCTCGCTAACTCGGTAATTTCCGATGTCATCGAAGGTCCGGAGTTCGTCTACTAATCCCGATACCGCGTTCGCGGTCGGCTCTATAACCATTAGGAGTTTCCAATGGCTAAAAGACGTTCTAGCCCTGTTAGGACTATTAACGCTCGGTGTGCTTCTCTCTCAGCCCAGTTCGTCTCACATTTCTGTGAGCTATCTGGTACGGAGTTCGGAAGAAAAGTCGCAACTCTCCTATCCAATAGGGAGTGGGACCAACTCGTCGAACTCACGGTCGACCCAGGGGATTATGTTAATCCCTGGGACTATCGAGTAGATTACTGTATCGCTTCCCTTTTGTCAAAGGCGGATTTCTTGCCTTTAGCAGTGGATCGCGAAGCGGTAGCTATCTCGAAGTTCATCGAAGCTGAGGAGATCTGTCGCGTCGCCAACCAGCGGCTTAAAACAGTGCTTCGTACTCCCTCTGTAGGGATTACGATGGCGTCGTATATCCATACGGCTGCCCATAAAATAGCGTCTGTTTTAGGTCCGTTTGATTGGAACGAGGCAGAGGCAGGTTTCTCGTGGGGCCCTGGGGCAAGCACTCGCTTGTCTAGGGTCAAAGCGTCTCCTGTCTATAAATACTCCGGGAAACCGGAGGTAACGCCGAAAGCAGCCTTGCTCGCGTATACGGCTATAAACCGTATCCCTCTCTGGAGGTCTGATATAACTAGTCAGAGCGAGGTGCAATTGGAGGATATTTTAACCCTCCAGATGCACAACAAGGTCATCACTGTACCGAAGAACGCAAAGACGGATCGGGTCATCGCGATCGAACCCTGTATGAATATGTATATTCAGAAGGGGCTCGGTTCGATGATTCGCCGTCGACTGCGGAAGGTTGGGATCGATTTGAATGATCAGGGCAAGAACCAAGAACTAGCGAAGTTGGCTAGCTTAGGTAACACCCTGGCCACAATCGATCTGAGTGCTGCAAGCGATACGATCTCGTATGAGCTCGTTCGGCAGCTCCTTCCCGCGGACTGGTTCGACGCACTTGAAGCGGTGCGCAGCGAATCAGGCGCTCTTCCATCTGGTGACAAAATACGTTACCAGAAGTTTTCCTCTATGGGCAACGGATACACGTTCGAGCTGGAGTCCCTGATTTTCTGGGCTCTTTGCCAGGCCGTGCTTGAACTTGCTGAGGAAAAGGGCATCGTGAGTGTGTACGGGGATGACATTGTCTTCCCGTCCGCTCATGTTCCGAAGTTAAAAGAGGTCTTCACGTTCTGCGGTTTTACGCTGAACGAGAAGAAAACCTATACTTCGGGGCCATTCCGAGAGTCGTGCGGTAAGCACTACTTCCGGGGTATGGATGTTACTCCCTTCTACATCCGTGAGGATGTGACCTCGATCCCGAGGACTTTCTGGCTGGCGAACTCGTTAGTCAGATGGTTGGACCGTATAGACGGGACCTTAGACCGTAAGTATTACGATCTTTGGCTCTGGCTGTATAGTTCGGTGCCTGAAAAGTTCCGTTACCCGATTCCGGAAGGAATCGGTGATGGAGGTTTTGTCATGCCTTTTGACATGGCAACGCCATCTCGGGCCCCTCGTGGTTTCTGCGGTTGGATCGTAAACTTCGTTTCGGTTATTGTTCAAACGAACGAAGCTGATGAAACCCCCGCAGTAATCGCCTCTTTACACGAGCTAGACCGGGGGAAGCCTAATAAGCTCTCCGGTCTTGTCCCGTGGCCTCCAGTAACGTACGTGACCGCAGAATTCGTTTTGCGGCATTACGCGAGAGAGGTGGCGAAGGAGGAATTGCGTGATAGGGAATTGAGTATTTCTTATCCCAGTCCCGCAAGAAGGGTGCGACCGTGTAAAACGGTCGTACTACAGTGGGCTGAGCTGGGCCCCTGGGTCTAGCTCGGTTTTCCTCATTTTGAGGTGGG